GAGACGAGGGGTATGCGGGTGGACATGGAGTACACCCGGCAACTAGCCGACGAGTGGACTAACGACTGCACCGTGATGGCGCAGACGATTCGTGACACGTTTGGTATTGAGAACCCTGCGTCTAATCAGATGGTGGAGGCTGCGCTGCGGGAGATGGGTTGGGTGCCTACGGAGTTTACGGAGAAGTCGGGGCAGGCTAAGTTGGATAAGGCTGTGTTTGCTAGGTTGCAGGACTTTGGTGGTCCTCGTGGTGAGCTTGCTTCTTTGCTGGTTGAGTACAATCGTAAGTCGAAGTGGGTGTCTACTTATCTTAATCGGTTCCTTGAGTCTGATGGTGTGGTGCATCCTGGTGTGAATACGATGGAGGCTAAGACGGGGCGTAGTTCGATTACGAATCCTCCGATGCAGACGTTGCCTCATACCCCGCATATTCGTAATTGTATTTTGCCGTGGGAGGGTGATGATTTGTGGGCTATTGATTATCGGGGGCAGGAGGCGAGGATTGTGGCTGCGTATGCGAAGGAGGAGAAGATGATTGAGTTCTTTAATGGGGATGATGGTGACATTCATTCGTTTGTTGGGCGGATGTTGTATGGTGAGGCGTTCACTCCGGAGCAGCGGGATAACATTAAGACGTACAACTTTGCTAGTTTGTATCGTGCTGGTCCTGCGAAGTTGGCGGTGTTGGCGGGTGTGCCTGAGGTGGAGATGCAGCGTCTGATTGATGATTATGATCGGGCGTTTCCTGCTATTCGTAGGTTCTTTAGGACGGTGGATGATCTTGGTGGTTCTCGTTTGAGGGATTCGGGTGAGGGGTTTGTTAAGACTTTGGGGGGCCGTAAGGTTTCGGTGTTGCTTGATGATGATGTGTATTGTTTGACGAATTATGTGATTCAGGGGTCGGGTGCTGATGTGTTGAAGCAGGCGGTGGTTCGTTTGGATGCGGCTGGGCTTGGTGACTACATTGTGTTGCCGGTGCATGATGAGCTTCTGTTTTCGTTGCCGCAGGGTCCGAGGGGTGCGGGTCTTGCTGTTGAGATTGCTGAGTTGATGACGGATAGGACTTCGTTGTCTGTTCCGTTGACTGTTGATGTTACTGGTCCCCTGTCTAGGTGGGGCGAAGCGTATGAGGAGAGCAAATGATTCTTTCGATTGATCCGGGTAAGGCTACGGGGGTGGCGACTTATGATGCCGACCACGGGGGGTTTGATTCTTACGAGATTGAGGGGCGGTATGCTTTGGCGGGGCATGTGCGGGTGTTTGGGGCTTGGGATGAGGTGGTGTGTGAGGATTTTGTGATAAGCCAGCGGACGATTAAGACGACTCCGCAGAAGGACCCGCTTCGTATTATTGGTTGGTTGGATATTTGGTGCGAGGAACTAAAGATTCCGTTTACTTTGCAGACGGCGGGGCAGGCGAAGTCGTTTGCGACGGACGCTAAGTTAAAGCACGTTGGTTGGTTTACGAAGGAGGGGGAGGGTCACGCTAATGATGCTGCCCGTCACCTGCTCGTTTACCTTGTTGCGAAGTACCCGCAGCAGGCTATGAAACTTTTGGAAGGGCTGGACCTTTCGTGAACGTCTCGCTGTTGGCTACCCCGTCAGGCCCGTGCTTCCTGGTTAACTGCCAGGACCGTTACGGCCCGTTGATGCGCCAGATTCCTGGTGCCCGCTTTGTTCGTGGCGATGATGGTTGGCGTATGCCCGCCACCCGTGCGAGCAGCGCAGCACTCGGAGGGATCTTCGGGAGGGGCCGCCTGGAAATTAGTGACGGTGCCCTCGCCAAACTGCAACAGTTAGCGCAGACAGGCGCAACGTTGCAAGGTATCAAGGACGGGACGGGGACGCTTAACGTCCACGACGAACGCCTGTTCGATCACCAAGACACCGCCGTAGATTTCCTTACCCTCGCAGGCTCGGCGCTGCTCGCAGACGAGATGGGTTTAGGTAAGACGGTCGAGTCTTTGGTGGCGGTGGACGAGATCGGCGGCTTCCCCCTCCTTATTGTTTGCACGAACTCGATGAAGTACAAGTGGAAAGAGGAGTGCGGTGTGTGGTTGGACGACCGCAAAGTTATCGTCGTGGAAGGCTCGGCTGCGAAGCGCCGCAAACTGCTGGACGAACAGGCCGACGTGTACGTTATCAACTACGAGTCGCTGCGTTTGCATTCGCAGCTCGCAGCGTTCGGTTCGTTGGTTAAGGAGGGCGCGCCCGCTGAGCTTAACCGCCCGTGGGGTACGGTTATAGCGGACGAGGTGCATAAGGCGAAGTCGCCTAAGGCTAAGCAGACGAGGGCGTTGTGGAGGATCGCTGAGACAGCGAAGCACCGTTTCGGTTTGACGGGAACGCCGATTGTGAATGACCCTGACGATCTGTGGTCGGTGATGCACTTTGTTTGTGCGGAGGAGTGGCCTGCCCGTGCGAGGTTCCGTGACCGTTACTGTGTCACGAACATTGGTTGGCATGGCGGGTTGGAGAACATTGGTCTGAATCCTACGACGGAACGTGAGATGAGAAAGTTTCTCGATCCTCGTTATTTGCGTAGGACTAAGGAGGTGGTGGGGTTGAAGGATCATCCTGTTGACATTCGCCGTATCCCTTTGAGTACGAAGCAGGAGCGGTCTTATAATCAGATGCGGAAGCATATGATGACGGAGATTGATGGGCAGATGCTTATAGCTTCGGAGCCTATTGTTGTGTCGGGGCGGTTGCGGCAGATGGCGTCGGCTACCCCTGTGTTGGACGACGAGGGTAACGTAGTAGAACTAGCGATGCCGTCGAATAAGGTGACGGCGTTGCTTGACATTCTTGAAGAGCACCAGGGGCAGATGGTTGTGTATGCGGAGTCTCGTAAGCTGATTGAGTTGGCGGCTCGGGAGGTGGAGGCTGCGGGTTTCACGGTTGGTATGGTTACGGGCGGCCAGTCTCCTGAGATGCGTGCTCTTACTATTGAACGGTTCCAGGCTAAGGATATTGACGTGGTGCTTGGTACGACGGGTGCTGGTGCTGAGGGTATTACTCTTACTGCTGCTGCGTGCATGGTGTTCTTGCAGGAATCGTATAGCAATGTGGCGAACAAGCAGTCGAAGGCTCGTATCAATCGTATTGGGCAGACTGTAACAGAACTGCAATACATTGTGCTGATCTCTGATGGTACTATTGATGAAGCGGTACATGCTGTGTGCCATGAGAAGGAGGGCAAGTTGCAACAACTGGTCCGTGATCCGCAGTGGCTTGAGGCTGCTGCGAGAGGGGAATGCTAGTGCGGATGCAACAGTTTCGTAGGGAGGTCCGGTGCGGGTTTATGCTCGGGCACACTTGGCGGTCGTTCACCCGCAATCATCGTAAGTGTGAAAATTGTGGGAGGATTGTTCGTGGTAAGACCTACTAAGAAGGTGCGGCATGGGACGGTGCGTGGCTATAAGCAGGAGTTGCGTCGTATTGAGCAGGGTAAGCGCACTCATACGTGTCCGCAGTGTAAGGCTGCGTGGCGCACGTATTACAACCGTAAGCACGCACGCTTTGTTGAGGAACGAGAGAGGGAGTTCGAGGTATGAATAAGCACGAGAAAAGGGAAGCGACACTGATGGGCATAGCCGATGGGTGGAGAACTAGAGTGATAAACACAGAACGCCACAACACAATACTTGTGGGGCTTCTGTCTAGGGAGCAGCACGAAACATACGTGGCAATGATGAAGGTGGCGATGGACCAATGAGTTACACGTTTAGGCAATCAGAAATCAAACGCTTTATTAGGTGCCGTCGTTCGTGGTGGTTGCAGTACCAACTGCATTGGAAGAAACCGGACGAGTATCCTGGCGCACACCACACGGGCACCTTGTATCACGAGGGTGTTGGTGCGTACCGTCTAGGTGCAGACAGGGACGGTGCAAAGGCTGCGGTATACGATGCGTTCCACAGTGAGGTCAAGCCGGAGCAGGTAACCGAAGCGCACCCCGCCTACGCCGAGTGGGCAAAGTCTTACACCCTCGCAGCCCGCATGGTCGAGGGGTACATTGACTGGTCGGAGGAGGAAGGCATCGAGGTGGGCCGCAAATCTGTGGTCGTGGAGGAGCAACGTGAACAGCTACTACCTTTCCGTGTGTCGGGCCACGACGTTACGGTCACCTACAAGGCCGACCATGTGTACGAGGACTCGCAGCTTGGCGGGTACGTGTTAGATGATCTGAAGTCTGTGGCTACCTTGTCGCAGACCCCGCCTACCACCGACTTTCAACTGCTAACCTACTCGTACCTGGAAGGTCTACGGCTTGGTAAGTTTCCTGTGCGGGCGCAGCATTCTATGGGCCGCCGTGTGCTTAGGACTGCTGCTGCTAAGCCCCCGTTCTACGGCGAGGCGGGGTTTGGTGTGACGGAGCAGATGATGGCTAAGCACGCCGAACATTTGCACGCCATCATTGGTGACATGGTTCGTGTGATTGAGAAGGCGGACTTGTATGGTCTTGATTCGGCGTTGCTGTATCCGAACCCGTCGAAGGATTGTACTTGGGATTGTGGGATGTTGGATGTGTGCGGTATGGTGGATGATGGTAGCGATTACGAAACGGTTCTTGAATTAAATTATGTTAAGAGGGAAACAGATGTCTAACAAAACGGACTACCGGCGTATAAGTGTGGCGGTGCATGGTGATTGGGGGTCAGGTAAGACCTGGTTCGCTGACACGGCACCAGGGCCACGCCTGATCCTCGACTACGAGGGCGGGTCTATGGATACGCAGTCACCTAAGGTGTTCTGGGACCCGATGGATGCGCCTCCGGCAGAGTCCGACCTTACGAAGGACACGTCGGTGGTGGTCAATGTGACGGACTGGACTCAGGTTGACATGGCTATCAAGGTTCTAAAGTCTGGGAAGCATCCGTTCAATTCGGTGGTGTTGGATTCGTTGACCGAGATGCAGTCGTTGTGTAAGCGGAACATCTCGGAGGGGGTTGGTACGATCTTCGATCAGCAGAAGTGGGGCAAGCTGTTGGACATGATGGCTGAGCACATTAGATCTCTGAGAGATCTTACGTGGCCTAACTCGCCTCGTCAGGTGAATGTGGTGATTGTGATGGGGTCTGATACTGAGGCCCACCCTGCCATACCCCTGTTGCAGGGTGCTCTGCGTAAGAGCATTCCTGGTTGGGTTGATGTGCTTGGCTTTATGCGTGACGCTCTTGGGACCGATGGTATGGACATTCGGGTGATGGATATTGTCACCGGGGACGCTCAGGCGAAGTGTCGCCTGCACGCTGTGCGTGATGTTAATGGTAAGGTTATTGTCTCCCCCGATATGAAAACTATGATTCAGCAGGTGAACGCATGAAAGCTAAAGAACCAGACACACTGATCCCTTGCACCGTCTCGGCGGGGTACGTCATGTTAGATGACACCAAAGAGATGTTCGATGAGGATGTGGTGCAACTAGAAATACTTGCAGCGCCCATGTCGGAGCAAGGCGAGCCAGTAATAATTCCGCTTTATTTCCCTCGGGAGTTGGCGGACCACCTTGGCCTGGACTACAGTGCCAACCCTAAGATCGAACGAACAAACAACAAGGAAGAAGATGACAACAATGGGGCTTAAAGACCTATATGCGGCAGCAGAAAAAGAAGGTATCTCGTCAGAAGGTGGCGGGTGGAAGCCCGTCTCAGG